ATGGCGACCTATCACCCTGAACTCCAATGTGACGTCCTCGGTATCGCTTACGACTTCGTCACCAAGCTGGGCATCGTCCACATTGAGGAAGGCGACTGCACGGAGATGACCGGATGCATCGACGTCTTTCAGCGCATCGATCCCGGCGTCATGCAAATCCAGACCATCGCCGGCGGTCGCGATGACACGCGGTACGCCCGACGCCGTGGTGCGAAATGGGTGGCTTACCAGAACTAGGAGTCAATCATGATCAGAACCCGAATCCAGAACATCGGCGGCGCATTCCCCGGCAGGGGAGCAGCTCCCGCCATGACGAGACCCCTTCATCTTCCTCGTGACGAGAGGGCCAAGTTCGAGCGACTGAACGATCCGGATGCGTGGCCGGCGCTCGCGACGAGGGACAACCCCCGGCAGGAAGAGGAGGAAGCATGAAGCGCCGCACCGGGCCGGGCCAGTTGTCGCTCCAGATAGCCGACCAGATGGCACCACGGGATCCGAGGCTTCAGGGTCGGCATTACCGCTCCTGCCTCGCCGACGCGCATGTCGTGATCGAGCGATTTCGACTGCGGATTACCGAACTGGAAGCGGAACTCGAAAGGGTGAAGAGAGACAGCGCATACAAGCTCTCGCTGTGCGTGACGAGGACCGCAGCCGAGGAGGCGAGGCAAGCGGCCTTCAGGCTGGCACGCGGAAAGGCGGCCGCACTCGCAGAGGACCGTGACGGATCAATTAACCCCATGTCGTACGCGATCGAGTGCATTCCGGACCCCAAGCCAAAGTTTACGATCTAGGAGGCACCACATGCCGAGCAACCGCGATTTCTCCCAACTCTCCGACCTCCTTGCCAAAGCAGCGGCAGCCCCTGCGAAGCCGGAGACTAAGGCGCAACCTGTAAGGAAGTCCGCCCCAGTCCCTGCAAACGATAACAAGGTCGCCGACGTCCTCGCGTGGCCGACCCTCGAGCGGCTCGCGCATCGCCGGGACGAGGCGAGGGTGTACGCGCTGAGGCATTGGCGTAACATGTGCTATCCCGGCTCGGAATTTGTTCCCGCGGTCGATGAAGACGAGACTGAAGAGCTTGAGATGGAGATTCGCCCGTCAGAAGCGGAGCTGCTCGGCGCCATCGGCTGGCGCGTGATAGGCAAGGAGCGATGGGCGCACACCGGCAAGGTGGTGAACATCTACGCTGCCAACGACGCGACCCCTGTCAGCAAGCGAAACCGGCTTGGCGGAACCGACACGCAGATCGGCGACCTCGTCTTCCGCGACGGCAATCTGATCAAATGGGGTGAGACAAAGAAGGGCGCGGGTCTTCGTCCGGTCGATCGACCGCGTGGCGTGAAGGGCGGAGCGTCGCCAGGGCGAACTGAGGCTGCGATCTGGTCCTACATAAAGCTGCCAGCCGCTGGAGCCTCCCCAATGGCGGCAAAGCCGTATCGTACACCACTGTCGGCAGAGCGTGCGATCGGCGATTGCTATTCTCCCCTGCCACGCGAGGAGCCGAACGCGAAAGACCGGCACGGACGGTTCGGTGTCGAGGAGGCACGGGCAATCCTGCAGGAGTTGGGAGTTGACGGGTCGGTCGCCTTCGACCAACTGCCGGTTTCCGCGACCCTGTGCCCGGACGCCCTGGTTGCCGGTCCGCAATGGGTCGGAGGCATCAAAAAGCCGAAGCCTCTTGGGGAAATCTCGCAGGCAGCAGGAGGCGAGCCGGAGGTTGTTCGCCGGATCGAGACACTCGACTACATCACCCATCTGCGCAGACTGCTAGGAGAGCACGCCAAAGTGCTTGATATGGCCATAACGGACGCCAGCGCGAAGAAAATTGGCATCGAGATGAATAAGGCGCCGGCTTATGCCGAGAGAGCCGGACCCATCCTCATTGACGCCGCGATCGACGCGCTGATCGCCATCGACGAAACCGCTAGAACGAAAGTTGCACCGGAATTGGAAAAAATCGCCGCCTGATATCCGGTGGGGACGATCGACGTTCCGTATATCATTGAAGGGATAGATTTCCCAAAGGCCGCCGCGTGCGGCCTTTTCTGTTTGAGGCGCCGGTCGAGACGCGGACGTTCGAAACTCGCGAGATCATCGGGACAGCCTCGAAACCCATCGCGGACATGAGGAGAGACTATCTTCCAGCGCGTCGGTTGAAGCTGGCGACGGCGTCGTTGTAGGCGTCGATGGCCTCCTCATTGTCGCGTTTTGCTTCCTCGATCGCTTCTTCCGCTTCTGCGTTGCGACAGGTCAGGTACTCCTCAACCTCTGACTTGTAGCTTTCCATGTCGCGTTTGCAGCGGTCGAATTCCCACTCGTCGTCGAACTCGCTATGTCGTTCCGCGCAATAAGGAACGGAAGCCTCTGAGCAGGCGAAGGTGGGTGACGACAGGACTAAGGCGGCGCATATCGCCATGACGCAACGCAGCATGCAACCCCCGGTGATTTTTTGCATATTCCTGCACGACTGTTGGCGAATGTCCATCCTCATTCCCATCCCCTGGCGCCTCCTCTCTCCTCGGCGACAGGTGATCGTGCGGCTGCTCCCCTGCGATGCGGGGTTGAGCGGCCGCTTTTGTTTTGATCGTTGACTGAGAGGCTTAAGGTTGAGGGAACAATAGACGGGTTTCGAAATGCCGTGTTCCCGGCAAGTAGCGATCCGCCTCGGATTCGAATTCCGAACGATCACGACACGGCCACCGCCGCTGCGCCATCCGCAAGCGTTCGGAGTGTCCCGATGGTGCAGTCATGCATCGTGGCCTTCTTATCCTAGAGAGCCCGCGTCTGTCCTGCGCAGATGCCGCCGGAATGACCGCTTGTGCTGCCGAATCGGAGCAAGCGCCATGGGTGGATTGGACGTCCCTTGGGCAAGGCATTTCTTGAGGATGGTTGGCGCAGCGGTAACGCAGTGGTTTGCTAAACCATACATCCGAAAGGATGCGCTGGTTCGAATCCAGCACCATCCGCCAATTGGAAGGCGCCGCTCAATGGTGGGCAATCGGTCTCGAAAACCGAGGGGACCGCAAGGTCAGGGGTTCGATCCCTCAGTCTTCCGCCAAACTAACTGGTCTGGTTGAACACATGGTCATCCTCATCACCGTCCAAGGCAATGGCCTTGCCTTGCTGGAGGAGGCAACCCGCAGCCTTGGCAGCGAAGCCAAGGCCAGACGAGCCTTCACCCGTGCCATCAACCGCACTGGCCAGACGGTAGGCAATGAGGCGGGCAGGGCTCTTGCCGATCAGACGGGTTTGCCTCGCAGGACGGGCATAAAAGCGGTGCGTCGGGACGTAGAACGTGCCACGCCAGCTACGCTGTCCTACACCATCAACGGGCAGGGCGGCGATATCTCGTTGCGCTACTTCAAACCCCGAGAGACGCGCAAGGGCGTGACAGCCAATCCTTGGAACAAGCGCACGCTCTACCCGTCGACCTTCATGAAGGCTGGCTGGTGGCCCAAGCGCGTCGTGAAGTCGAATTGGAATGGGCAGGTGTTCGCCCGTAACGGTGATGGTCATAGTTATGACGGTCTGAAGTCCAAGGGTGCCAAGCGTGTCGGCACCAAGTTCACCAAGCAGAAGTCAGGCCTGTTCATCCCGATCGAGATGGTGCAGGGCGCGACCGCAGCCGCATGGCAGCAGGGCGCGAGACGACTGCAGCCTCGCATCGAGCATGAGGTGAGGCACCTCACAAGAGGTGTTGTTAGTTAGCAAGACGAGGGGAGACGTCATGCATCCAGCGGTTCTGAAGGCCCATCACTTTGACTGCAAGGGTTGCGGCGAGCATGTTCTAGCGTATCGCCGACGAAAGCCAAAATTCTGCTTGGCATGCTCTGAATTCCGACAGCATGCGCGAGGAAAGACCGACAAGAAGTCTTGCAAGGGCTGCGGCACCCACATGCTGAATGCCGAATATGGTCAGGGTTATGTATGCCAAGACTGCACAACGGTAAACGAACGCAGGCATAACGGATGGATCGACCCGTACTCGAAGCCGTTTGATTTTGTCGCAGCCAACGACAACAATAACACGAAGAAATGCACTGCATGTGAGTGTGATTTGCCGCTCGCTGATTTCTCATTGGCCGCCAAGGGTGGCATGGGTCGGGCGAGCGAGTGCAAAGATTGCCGAGCGGCACTTCGAGCGATGCGGGATCGGTCGCAGGAGTACGCACGGCGCGATGAAGTGCGAGGCATTGACCGTATCAAGAGCAAGCGCATTCGACTTATTGAACGCGCAAACAGACGACGGTCAGCCGAAAGGCGCGCCAACGGGCGTCGGATTGATATGTATCTGAGGCGGTGGCGAGCGCTGCATAAGAAGCCATGGAATGCGCCGGGGCTGAGTAGTGGTGAAAAGTTTAGGATACGCTATGCCAACGACAACGAATTCGTTCTAAAGGAGCGAACAAGACAGCGCGTTAGGCGAAAAGGATTTGGCTTCAATGCCATGTGGCGTATGAGGCAGGCTCTTTACGGTGATGTAGGCCCAAAAGGTCTGGACACAATCGAGCGTGCTTTGGGTTATTCGATGTCCGACCTGCATACCCACCTTGAACGGTTGTTCGTGGATGGAATGTCGTGGGAGGCGTTCAGAAGCGGCCGCATCCATATCGACCACAAGAAGCCACTAAGTCGGTTCGATCTCGACGACCCAGAGCAGCTGTTGGTTGCCTGGTCTCTGGATAATCTCCAGCCTCTATGGGCTGCGGACAACATGACCAAAGGTGCAAAGACCGACGAGGAGTGGCGCGCCTCTGCATAGGACGCCACACCCCCCCCTCCCAAAACGATCTTTAAGCCTACCCCACCCCCTTGCGGGTAGGATGGCCCGAATACGGACTCGCTGCAAGTTTTTTGCTGGACCATTTCCTTCCTTTTGAGTGACGCCATGATCCTGAAGACGGCGCAGCTTGCGCTGCTGCTCGGCTTGACGACGCGGCGCGTCAACCAGTTGGCTGAAGAGGGCGTCATGGTGCGCACCTCGCACGGCGAGTTTGATGGCCCGGCCAGCGTGCAGGCTTACGTCGCCAGCGCGTCGAACCGCGCCAAGGACAAGGAAGCAACCTTCGACAAGGAGCGTGAAGAGGCCCGCCTCAAGAAGGAGCAGGCTGACACACAAGAATTGAAAAACGCGAAACTTCGCAAAGAGTTACTTCCGGTTGCGGAGGTGACGCGCGTTTGGTCCGAACAGATTTCCAGCATCCGCAGCGGCTTGCTCGCGGTGGTCTCCAGAGTGCGTCAGAGGATCTCGCTATCGACTGAAGATGCCGTCGTTCTCGACGAGGAAATCCGCGATGCGATGACCAAGCTTGCGGATGGAGCCGACATCTATGACGCAGACCTTGGCGACCTTGAAGAAGGTGATGGCGACCCTTCGGCCGCCGCAGAAAATCAATCTGTCCGAGTGGATGGAAAAGGAAATCCGGCTTCCTAGTACGGTTTCTGGCGTCCCCGGCAAGATCAAGCTCTACGCTCCGCAAAAAGGCATTGCCGACGCGATCGGCGATCCGACTTACTCGCAGGTCTCCGTCCTCAAGTCGGCGCGTATCGGCTATACCACCGTCCTCACTGGCGCGGTCGCTAACTTTGTGGTCAATGACCCTTCGCTGATACTCGTCTATCTACCAAATGACGACATGGCGAAGTCGTTCGTGACCTCGGACCTTGAGCCAACATTTGCCGACACGCCCGTTCTGAAGGGTGTTCTGTCCGGCGACAAGTCGTCGAGTACCAAAGACCGCAGCACGATGCTGATGCGCCAGTTCACTGGCGGCACGCTCAAGATCCTGTCGGCGGAAACGCCGCGTAGCTTTCGCGCGCACAATGCCCGCGTGGTGATCATGGACGAAGTCGACGGCATGAAGCCGACGACGGAAGGCCACCCGATCCCCCTGGCCAAGCGCCGTACGGCGCAGTTCGCAGACTACAAGCTGGTTGTCGGCTCCACGCCGGACGAGGAGGAGACCAGCTACGTCGCCGCGGAATATGCGAAGTCCGATCAGCGCGTCTTCGAGGTGCGGTGCGTCGAGTGCGACGACTACAGCGAAGTGCTCTGGAAAGATATCAGTTGGCCGGACGGCCAGCCGCAGAAGGCGGTTTGGAACTGTCCTGGCTGCGGTTGCGAGGTCGAGCACAAGCACAAGTCCACGATGGTCCAGCGCGGCCGGTGGCGGATTACGAAGCCGGAGGTCAGGGGGCACGCCGGGTTCAAGATCAACTCGCTGACTAGCCCACTGCCCAATGCGGACTGGGGGCTTCTCGCCGAAGAGTTCCTGCTTGCCAAGAACGATCCGCTTCTTCTGAAGCCGTTCGTAAACACGATCCTTGGCGAGGCGTGGCGCACCGGCGGGGATAGGATCGACGAACTCGAGCTGCAGCAGTCTGCCGAGCCTTTTGGCTTGGGCGGGCCGGAGCAGTTCCCGTTTCCAGAAGACGTTCTCGCCATCACCGTCGGCATCGACATGCAGGACGATCGCGGCGAAGTAACGTACCTGGGGCACAATGAGGCCGGCCAACTGCTGGTGCTTGACCACGACATTGTTCACGGGTCGTATGAGCACAACGAGTTCTGGACGGATATCGACGCCATCATCAAGCAGCGCTGGCGGCATCCGCTTGGCGGTGAGATAGGCATCGATGCGGTTGCGATCGACTCCAGTAGCGGCAGTCATATGTCGTACGTCTATGACTTCGTGAAGCCTCGCCTGCGCCACAAGGTGGTTGCCATCAAGGGCGACGGCGGTCGACGACCGTTCATTCTGCGATCGAAGACGATGAAGAAAGATCCGCTCTGGATCGTCGGCGTCGACTCCATCAAGGATACGATCCTGAACCGCATCCAGCACGGCAAGATTTTCCGGTTCTCGAAGGATTTGCCGGAAATTTGGTACGAGCAGTTCACGGGTGAGCAGTCCGTCATCAAGATGGACCGCGGTCGTCCGGTGCGGAAATGGCTGCCTGTCTCTGGTCGGCGGAACGAGGCTCTCGACTGCGTCGTCTATGCAATGGCGGCGAAAGAGCTGGTGACCATCAACTGGCAAGAGCGACGTGAAAAGCTCTCCGACGGGCACACGCTGGCGCGTGCCGCCAACGACAATGACCGTCAGGCTCCGCGCAAAGCGAAGTCCACCTGGCTTTAGGAAATCATCATGGCGATCGACAATAGCGAGCAGATCGCTGCCTTGCGGGCAGCGATTGCCACCGGCGCGCGCCGTGTTGTGTTCCATTCCGGGGGCACTCGGCGCGAGGTCGAGTATCACAGCCTGAAGGATATGCGGGAAGCGCTCTCTGCTCTCGAGCAGCAGCAAACTCCGCGGCCCTCGATGACCTTTGCCGGGTTCAGAATGGGGCGCCGATGACGAAAGCGAACATTCTGGATAGGGCGATCGGCTGGATTGCTCCGACCGTTGGCGTGAAGCGCCTGCGGAGCCGCATGGCAATCGAGGCTGCTCGCAGCTACGAGGCGGCGGGCAAGGGGCGTCATCGCGACCCGTGGTACTCGCGGGGCTCGTCGGCCGACGCCGAGATCAGCAAAGCCGGGCCTGCTCTTCGGGACAATATGCGCGATCTCACGCGCAACAGCCCTTATGCGGCGAACGCGATCCATAATCTTGTGACCCATGCGGTTGGCAGCGGCATCGTGCCGAGGGCCAAGGACGCACGGGTCAACAAGCTCTTTGCCGAATGGGCGAAGAAGTGCGATGCCGACGGCCACTTGGACTTCTACGGAATCCAGGCGCTTGCCGTCCGCGGCATGCTTGAGGCTGGCGACGGGCTTGTGCGCAGGCGTCGTCGTCGCGTTGAGGATGGCCTTGCCGCCCCCCTGCAGTTGCAGGTGCTGGAAAGCGACCATATCGACACCACGAAGAACGGCGCCTATGGCGGCCTCGACGTGCTGGAAGGTATCGGTCGGGATGCGCTGGGCCGGCCTTCCGAGTATTGGCTTTATCGCCAACACCCAGGCTCGCCTCGGGGCTTCCTGCAGGAGTCTGTCGCCGTTCCGATTTCGGACCTGGCGCATTGCTTCGAGAAGTCGCGGACGCAGTTGCGCGGGACGCCATGGGGCGTTTCCGCCATCACACACATCCGCGACCTAGCGGAATACGAGGCAGCCGAGGGGCTTCGCAAGAAGCTCGAGGCGTGCGTCGTTGGTGTCGTGACTGGCGGCGAGATTGGCGATGGCGTTTCTGGCGTTGCGCTTGACGAAGGCGAGTCTGCCGGGGTGTACAACTCCGACGGCGAGATCGTCGAGCGGTTCGAGCCTGGAGCTTTCTACCACGCTCGCGGTGGACGTGACATCAAGTTCACACAACCTGCGGCCTCTGGTGGCTACGACGCATACAAGATTGCGAAGCTCCACGACATCGCTGCTGGCTTCCGGGTTCCGTACTCGCTGCTGAGTGGCAACCTGTCCAAGGTCAACTACTCAAGCGGCAAGCTTGGGCTTGAGACCTACAAGCGGACGATCGAAGAGTTGCAGTGGAAGATCATCATTCCAATGCTCCTTGAGCCGATCTGGGATTGGTTCTGCGAAGCCGCCTTCATGGCCGGCAAGATCAAGCAGCGTTATGTGCCTGTTGACTGGTCTCCGCCGCGCTTTCCCAGTGCAGACGAGGCCAAGGACGTCGCAGCTCGCGTCGCAGCTATGCGCTCCGGCCTGCTGAACCCCCTGACTGCGATTGCCGAGACTGGCTACACGCCGGACGAGGTCATTGCTGGATATGTCGAGTGGAACAAGCTGCTGGATAAGAACAAGCTGATCTTCGACAGCGACCCGCGGAAGATGTCTCAGGCGGGGCAGACGCAGCAGGAACCACTTGAAAAAGAGGTAGTCAATGACGACGAATAGCACGGCGCCGCCCAAATTCGGGCGTGCCGCCGAGGTGCGCGCCGCGTCGTATGACGAGGGCGAGAACAGCGTCGAGGTCGTTTGGACCACCGGCGCATCTGTTCGCCGTCGCGATTGGCGCAGCGGCACCTACTACAACGAAATCCTGGAAGTCACGTCCGGGGCGGTAAGGCTCGATCGCCTGAACGCCGGGGCTCCGCTTCTGGATACGCACGACGATTGGTCCCTACGGTCGGTTATCGGCTCGGTTGTGCCTGGTACTGCGCGCATCGAGGGCGGCAAGGGCTATGCCCGTGTTCGCCTTTCCAATGCGCCAGGCGACGTCGATGTCGTGTCGAAGATCCGGGACGGGATCATCCGGAATATCTCTGTTGGCTACGCCATCCACCGCGTCGAAAAGACGGTGAAGGATGACGGAAGCGACGAAGATTGGCGGGTTGTCGATTGGGAGCCGCTGGAAATCAGCGCCGTTCCCATTCCGGCCGACGCCGGCTCTCAGTTCAGATCTGCCGGGCATGACATGCCGCAGGTCGAATTTATCTCACCTAACATGGAGGCGGAAATGTCCGACGCCAACAACACGGCGGAAGTTTCCGTCACCCCCGAAGTTCCTGTTCAGGAGGCCCGCGTGGTCGAAACCGTGACTGAAACCCGCGACGCTCCCGTTGTGGAGACCCGCGTTGCCGCTCCCGAAGATGCTGGAAAGCGCGCTGCTGAAGCGGTCGCCGCAGAACGTAAGCGCGTCGCCGAAATCCGCGCCCTCGGCAAGGAAGCTGCCGCTGTCGAGCTCGCCGACGCCGCGATCGACGATGGTCGGTCTGTCGCTGAATTCCGCTCGGCCCTTCTGGAGGCACTCATGAAGCGTGAAGCCCCCGCCACCGACTCGGTTCGTGCCACCGTCGGCAAGGAACACTTCGAGAAGCGCGCTGAACTGATGGGCGAAGCCCTGATGCATCGCGCCGACCCGACTGTCGAGCTGTCCGAGGGCGCCCGCGAATACCGCGGCTTCACCCTCATGGACATGGCTCGTGAAGCCCTTGAGATTCGCGGCGAGAAGACCCGTGGCGCTTCCCGCGAGGATATCGCTGCTCGTGCCCTTGCACAGCGTTCCGGCGGCTTCCACTCCACGTCTGACTTCCCGATCATCCTGGGCAACGTGGTCAACACCACGCTCCGCGCAGGCTACGAGGCCGCCGGCCAGACCTTCCGCCCGATCGTCCGCGAGACAACCGTGTCGGACTTCAAGGCCGTCAACCGCGCTCAGCTCGGTGAAGGCCCGGCCTTCGACAAGGTCAACGAGAGCGGCGAATTCAAGCGCGGCACTCTCTCCGAGTCCAAGGAAAGCTACAAGATCGCGACCTTCGGCAAGATCATTGCCGTGACGCGTCAGGTCATCATCAACGATGACATGAACGCTTTTGGCCGCGTTCCCCAGCTTCTCGGCGCAGCGGCTGCGCAGCTTGAGTCGGACCTCGTCTGGCACCAGATTCTGTCGAACCCGACCATGGGTGACAGCGTCGCGCTCTTCCATGCGAACCACAAGAACCTGCCGACCGCGGCCGCGTTCGCTGTGGCCTCGCTGGGTGTTGCTCGCGCTACCATGGCAAAGCAGGTGGGCATGGACGGCAAGACCGTTCTGAACATCCGCCCGCAGTTCCTCATCGTTCCGGTCGACCTGGAAACGAAGGCGGAACAGGAACTCAAGCTTCTCGTTGGCGTCACAGACACCAGCAAGGCAGCAACGGCTTCCATGCGTTCGCTCACCATCATCAGCGAGCCTCGCCTCGACAACGGCATCAGCAACAAGGCTGTTGGCGCTGACGTCGCCGGTTCTTCGCTGTCCTGGTATCTGGCAGCCTCGCCGTCGCAGATCGACACTGTCGAGATTGCCTACCTCGAAGGCAACCGCGGGCTGTTCACGGAAAGCCGTTACGGCTTCGACGTCGACGGCATGGAAATCAAGGCTCGCCTTGATGTCGGCGCCAAGACGCTCGATCACCGCGGCCTTCTGAAGAACGCTGGCGCTTAATCACCCACTCGGCGGGCCCCGGCCCGCCAACCATTCTGGAGAATCCAATGGCTAAAAATTACATCCAGCCGGGTGAGGTCGTCACTGTTCCCGCACCCTACGACGTAGCGTCCGGCGCGGGCGCTCTTGTCGGCAAGCTCTTTGGCGTCGCGACCGGGACTTATGTTTCGGGTGCTGACGCTGAGATCCGCACCAAGGGCGTCTTCGAGATGGCCAAAGTCTCCGCCCAGGCGTGGACGGTAGGCGCTGACATCTACTGGGACGACACCGCGAAGAACTGCACGACCACCACCACCTCGAACACGCTCATCGGCAAGGCCCTGGCAGTGGCGGCTAACCCGTCGCCCACCGGCATTGTCCGCCTGAACGGCTAAGATACAGGAGACGGCACGAATGGACTGGCGAAAGCTTGAGCGTGCCGTCGACAAACTCGAGAGGCGCTCTTTCGGAGAGGAAGTGCGCCTCTCGTTCTTTAAGGACGGCAAGGCCGACCCCGATCGGCCGCAATGGACGGGCAGGGCAATCCTGCATACCGGCGGTGATGACAGCTTCGCGCCGGGCGAGGGGAACGGCGGTGGATACCGCACGCGCCTGGCGGCTGGCCAGGCTGAACTGTTTTTGACCAGAGACGAGTATGACGGGCCGACGCCGGCGGTGAAGGACATTGTCCGCGCCATGGACCGGGCCGGTGAGCTGCGCTGGGAAGTGTCGGATATTTCCGGGCGCTATTCCAATCTCTGGGTTTTGAGCCTCACGCAGGCATAGATTTTTCTGGAGCACACATGTCGCTACACCGCATCGCGGCCCGCATTTCGGCCGTTCAAGCGTTGCTCGGCCGCACGTCGGTTGGTGACAATGTGCTCGACAGCCAGATCAGCGCCCTTGATGTGGATGCTGAAGGCAATTTCGTTACCAACCAGAAGAAGCCGTTCATTTCGGTCTATTCCGAAGGGTCGACCGTCAAGGACTCGCAGCCGCAGCAGGCTCTGCGGTCGTTACTGCCCAACGGCAGCACGGTGTTCTTTTTCGAGACTGGCATCGCGGCGACCATGACGGAGGTTGATCCTGAAACGGACGAGTCCTTCGTGGTTCCGGGCATGCCGTCGACCGACGCGAGCTTTGAATTTGCGCTCGACATGACGATGCGCCAGATCGGCGATGCGCTGGTCGATCCTGAGAATGAATGGGCGGAAATCTTCCGCAAGCTTTGCGTTTCCTTTCTTGACACTGAGCGGTCTCGAGCGAGCGGCGACAACAAGGGCACCCGCATGGCTGCCCACCAGCTGAAACTGACTGTCGACCTGAAGCCAGATCCGCCGAGTGGCGATACCCTGAATCCAAAGCACCCGCTGGCCATGTTCTTCGCCAAGGCCGCCGAACTTGATGACCCGGTCGTTGAGGCCCAGGTGGCGCTGATGCAGGCGCAGCTTGCCGGCACGCCATTCTCGTGGGAGCTCGACATCGCCCGCTATGGCATGACGCGCACGGAGGCCGACAATCTGCTTCTCGTACCGCCGGCTGGCGCTGAGGACGATATCGAGATTTCGGAAGTGATTCCGTCAGATGCGACTCCGGCGGTTGCGGATGGTGGTACGCCATGATCCCGAAAGAGATTCCGGAGCAAATTGCTCATCTGCACCACCGCCTGGCTGAGATTGAGCGGCGAGCTCGCAATCGCAAGCGCACCGGCACGATCGCCGAAGGCCCCAACGACAAGGGCCAGTACCGCGTGAAGATCTCGGAGCAGGGCGGCACGCCGTACCTGTCGCCCTGGGTGAAGCCAAAGACCTACGGGGCGGGCGGCGTCAAGATGGACGTCGTCTATACCGCTGGCGAGCAGATCGACCTTGTTTCGGAGAGTGGCGATCTGACGGACGCCGTCATCGAAATGTCGACCTATTCCGAGGCGAACGCCCGCGAGAACACCGGGAACACGCCGTTTCATCTCAAGATCGGCTCCACTGTCATTCAGGCGGGCGGGGATAGCGTGACGATTTCGGCCGGCGCGATAACGCTGGAGAGTGGCACGCTCACGCACAACGGCAAGAACATCGGCGATACGCACGTTCACGGTGGCGTTGTTGTCGGCGGCTCGGACACGAGCACACCGCACTAGCCTGGCTCCGTCCAAAAAGGACACCCCTCATGGCCGATTCAACCGGCGTGAACGCGGCCACTGGCGCTGCGCTCACGGGCTGGCAGCATGTCCAGCAGTCAATCAAGAAAATCCTGACGACGCCGATCGGCTCGCGCGTCATGCGCCGCGAGTTCGGCTCGGATCTTCCGGACCTCGTCGACACGAAGATGATCCAGCGCAACGTGCTGGCCGTCTACTCGGCAGCCGCCACGGCCATTGCGCGTTGGGAGCCTCGCTTCCGCATGCGCGGTGGTGCCGTAGAGCGCGCCGAGCCCACCGGCGTCCTGGCGCTCGTCATTTACGGCACATATTTCCCGCGCGGGCATCTCGGTGACTATTCGGTCGCGGAGGATGCGACGGCGCGGGTTGTCTTTGAGAGGTAGCCATGGCGACCCGTTTTTCCGCCGATACGCTGGACCTCTCCAGGTTCCCGGCGCCTTTGGCAATCAAGGGCATCGACTACGAAGTGATCATGGCGGAGCGCAAGACGCGCCTCGTTGAACTCTTCGAGGCCATCGGAATCGAGTTCGATGTCGCCTCGCTCGAGACCGACCCTGCCATCATTCATGCGCAGGACGACGCCTACCGAGAACTGCTGGCCTATGCTCGTGTAAACGACGCGGTTCGCGCCGTCATGGTGGCTTTCGCTACTGGTTCCGATCTTGAGCACCTTGCAGCACGCTTCGGCGTTGTCCGTCGCGTCATAACCGCGGCTTCCGGCTCGATGCCGGCGGTCATGGAGAATGACGCTGAACTTCGCCGCCGCACTTTGCTGGCGCCGGAGGCCTTCGCGGCCGCTGGCCCGGTCGGCGCTTATGCCTTCCATGCGCTGACATCCGACACCCGTGTGTTGAATGTCGACGTTTGGTCGCCCGCTCCCGGCAAGGTCAGCGTCGCGGTGCAGGCACGTCAGGGCGCTTCGACGGCGCCGTCTGAAGTTGTGGAAGCCGTCCGTGCCTACCTCAGCCGGCCCGATATCAAGCCACTCACCGACGAGGTGGCGGTGCGGTCGGTCTACACGGTCCCGTACTCGATCGACCTGATTGCCTACGTGCAACCCGGCCCTGATCGTGTCGCCGTGAAGGCCGCGATCGAGACCAGCTTGGCTTCGATGGCGGCTGCCCGCCGCGCCCCGGCGCGTGACGTCCCCAAGTCGGCAATTATCGCCGCCGCGACGGTCGGCCCGGTTGATCGCGTCAGCCTGATCTCGCCAGCCGCTGATCTCGTCATCGGAAACGGCGACCTTGCCATCTGCACGAGCATCAACGTCCAGGTTCTCGAACACGAAGGCTAGTTGATATGACAGCGTCACTTCTGCCGGCCGCGTCCACCGAGCCATTCGAAAAGGCGATAGAGCAGGGATCGGCAGAGCGCTGGGAGGCCCTTGACGTCGATATCATCCGCCGGTCGAAAGACCCGTGGACTTGCCCGGCCCACCTGCTGCCGTTTCTGGCACACGAGTGGTCGGTGGATATCTGGAACGACAAATGGTCGGAAGCGCAGAAGCGCCGCGCCATCGACGCCGCTGTCCGCCTGCACCGCCTGAAGGGCACAGAGGCAGGCCTACGGCTGGCGATCGAGATTGCCGGCGGTGAACTCAAGCGAGCGATTGTGCCTCCGGCCAAGACGTTCCTGTCGCCCAATACGACTCCTGAGCAGCGTGCGAAGTTTCTCGCCCGCTACCCGCAGCTTCGAATCTATCCCCGCCGAGACCGGGGCACGGCGAAGGGCCTTTATCCAGGTTCCAAACATGCTTTTGTCGAGCGGCGCTTTCCGCTGCCGACCGAAGCGTTCTTCCGGGCTTTGCCACGCGCCTTCATCTGGGATCATGGCAACGAGACGGAACTGACGGTTCTGGAGCGGCGGTACTCGACGGAGACGGCCGAGACGCAGGAGCGGCTTGATCTGCGCCAGCGTTCGTCGGCGAGGGACAACCATTACCGGCCTCTGGGCGACCGCAAGGTTTTCGTCCTCAAGTCTACGGCACCTAAGCGCATCTTCTCGATTCACACCCGCGAGACGCTCGTCGTCCCCGGCCAGGATCAGCTGGCGCGTCGGATGGTCTACCCGTCCATGACGCCCATCGACGTTGTGGCGCAGATGGTCCGACAAGTCGGGCAGAGGCGCACGGCTGTTGCGGGCAGGGCATTTCCCGGCGCAACCTGGTTCGCCGGCATGACACAGGCTTCCCGCGCTCGCGAGCGAGTTTATCGCCGCACTTATCTGTACGACCCAAGCCGTGCCTTGGAGCGGAAGGGTGCTTCGACGTTCCTTGGCCATACCCGGCTGGGCATGCCGCCGCACCACGCCGAGCTCACCATCAAGGTTCGTTACAAGCGTCACCCGTTTGCCGCGGCGCAGTTCGTCGCCGGCTTCCTGATGCACAAGCCCAAGGATGAGCTCGCGCTCGTCAAGGGTGCGGTCCGGTCGCACAAGCGGCTGTCCGACAAGATCCTGATTTCAACGAAAACGACCGGCGTGGCACGCGCTGGAGTGCAACACCGTGCCGGGTCCATCACCGCCGGCCAACTCGTAGAGAGCTAATATGGAAAAGCAAGTCGTCTTTCGCGACAGGCAGGAGCTTGACCCCGCCGACCTGAATGGCATTCAGGAGATTGTCCGCGCGTCGCTCGATCGCATCGTCAAGGAAGCCGTGACGGACGAGGCGCGCTACGCCGGCCTCGCCACGACAGCAACCAGCGCAACGGCAATTTCGGTCGCGGCCGGTGCGTTTGTCACCGGCGGCAAGGTCTACTATGTCGATGGTCCGGTTCCGTTCAACCTGTATGAGAACCTCCCCGTTCAGTACAAGCGGTACATCGCGATCGTCGCGTCGGGCGAAGACGACGTCAACGACCAGGTTGAAGAACGCGACTTCCTTATCGACGCGGACAGCGATCAGGTCGAGCCGCAGGCCGTCCCCATGCGGAAGCTTCGCCAGGGCAACCTCACGAAAGTTGTCGGCACGCCGAACATCGACCCGCAGCTTCCGACCCTTCCGCCGAACAGCGTGCTGGTTGCCCGCATCCTCTTCGGCACGACCCAGGTCGAGTCCATCGTGATGGAAGAGTCGACCAAGCTCCCGTCGCTGAAGAAGCACGGCGAGCAGCTGATCGAGCTGGAAAACTTCCGCAAGCGTGCGGAGCCGCAGATCGGCGCCCTCACGACGCAGATGTCGGTGCTCTTTGAGACCACGAACGGCAAGGCCAACCGTGGCGATCTCATCGAGGCGCTTGTTGACCTGGCGCGCGTCAAGGAAGCTGCAAACCTTCCGGACAGCTATTCGGCCTACGCATCGGACGACTTTGCCACCGATGACGAGACTGACCCGTCTTCGGCTGCCGGCCACACGCTGGCGAACGGTGCGCTGGGCTTCGAAAGCACGACCGCGCAAAAGAACCTGCAGCTTCTCAATCCGACCGACCCGCTGGTTCGCCGCTGGGATACCGACTGGATCACGCCGGCGCACGAGTACGAAATCCTTCTCGAAGTGCCGGGTTCCAATGGCGATCTGTCGGCCTCGTCCTACCAGACGCAAGGCGTTGTGACTGAGGTCAAGAGCAGCGGCTCCAAGCAAACGACCGTCGGAACGTACACGTCCATCGCTGCCGCCAAGGCCGCGCTGATCAAGGGTGGCGGAACGTCTGGAACGATCATCAGCGAGACCAAGGTCAAGCAGGCTGATGGGTCCTACAAGACCCAGTACGTGGCCAAGAGAGTCCGATAACTGAGAGGCCACCATGGCAACTGTTACCCATACTGGCGTCGCCATCGCGCAGACGTTTCGCACCGCGCGCGCCATGAAGATCTCGCGGGTCGGGTTCTACCTGACCCAGCTTGACACTTCTGGCGACGTTACGGTGCTGCTTTGCGAGACCAACAACGCCAAGCCCGACCAACTCAAGGTCATTTCCAAGGTGACCGTGCCTTACGCCGACCTGAAGACCGGCGGCTTGGAGACCACGGCGAACCTTCCGCCCGGCTCTTTTGAGGCGGGTAAGCTCTACAGCTTCATCCTGATCACAACCGGCAACCACCGTATTCAAACGGCGCCGGTCGGCTTTACGGAAGGCACGCTCTTCTATGGCCAGGATCAGGACTGGGTTTCGCCGACGACCGGCCGCGACCTGAAGATCAAGCTCTATGCTGACAAGTTCACGCGCACGCGCACCGAAGTGTCGCTGGCCACGATCACGTTGGCCGGCGGCATCGACGCCCTTGAGTACGATATCCAAGCCGACGAACCGGACGGCACGGGCTTCTATCTGGAAGGCCGTATCGCTGGCGTGTGGCGGGATCTGAAGGAGCCGGACGTTCTCGCGTCTCGGCCCGACACGATCGAGCTCCGCGGCGTGTTCATTGGAACATCGTCGCTGCAGGCCGCGATCAAGCTCGGCAACAACGTCATCACGGTTCGCCGCGCTGGTCTGGCACTCCACCACCTCTCCACGGCAAGGACGCTCGGCTCGGCCAAGCAGAACTTCATCGTGGATCTCTGGCTCGACAACTACGATCCGACCGACCCCGATCAAGATCTGGAAGTCAAGCTGAAGCATGGCGGCAGCTTTGCCTCGACGACGACCGGCACGGCCGGTCAGGTCGTGGACGACACGGCCGGCACCAAGCGCGCCCGCTTCGCCTTCGCGGTTGGCAGCAACATCAGCACCTACAAGATCGACATCACCGGCGCTCGCACAGAGGACGTTCCCCCGTACCTCGTCCTTGAGCGCGTCGACGTCGCTGTCAGCTAAGGAAATCCACATGACCGCAAAGAAGAAGCCTTCTGAAGGAATGGTCTGGGTTGTTCTCACCCAGACCCATGACCTGCCTGGAATGAAGCTTGTGCCGGGGCGCCTTCGGGTGTCGCCGGCGCTGCGCGAAGAACTGAAGGCCGCCGGCAAGATCGCCGAGACCGCGGAGTAAGCCTATGTCCTTGGAACACGGCACGCCAAATATGCCGAAGATGGTCGACGGCAAAACCGACCTGGATGAGAAATACTTCAATCTCATCCACGGTCGCGTTGACCAACGCCTGGCCGCGCTTGAGGAATTGCGGGTCTCCTGGGAGAGCGCAACCGACACGCTGACGCGGCAGGGCCTGGCTCGTATTGACGAGGTTCTGGCTCCCGCGTTCCAAAAAATTGAAGACGTTCTCGAACTCGGCTTCATGACGGCGTCCTCATCGACCTCGCACACGCTTGCTCTGAATGACGAGCTCGTCTTTATCGTGGACGAGGGCGCGCGGCGCGAACTGTTCCAGCCGACCGCCTTCCTTGCGATCACGCGGCTGGCGACGATCGCCGACTACGCGCTGGCCCGGCTGCTGTCCTACAATTCCACGACAGGCGCGCTGACGGTCGAAATCATCAGCGTTGCCGGCAATCCTGGTCCGCATACGGACTGGGAGATCGGTGGACTTGCAGCGGCTACGGTCGCGCAGCAGGCCCTCCTCGGAACGGTGCAGACGCTTGCCGGACAGGTGACGTCCGACAAGGCGACGGTTGCGGCCGATCGCGCCACGACCGTGACGGCCAAGAACACGGCAGTTTCTGCGGCCGAAGACGCCGAGGCTTCGAAGATTTCAGCGGCTGCTTCGGCCGCTGCGGCTGCGACGTGGGATCCTTCCGGCTACTACACGATATCGGCGGCGAATTCGGCGATCAGTGCCGCAGTTAGTGGCGAGGCATCTGCCCGCGCCACCGCAGTCTCGAACGAGGCAACCGCTCGCGGTAACGCCGACACGGTCCTATCCGGACAGATCACCACCCAGGCCGCCACGGCCCGCAAGCAGGCGATTGCCCTCGCTGTAGCCCTCTAAATTTCAGGAGACTGTCATGGCAGTCAGCCACGAACCTGTGTTCGCACAGGGCGGCCGAACCGTGTGCGCAACCGCCACGGCGGCGAAGACTACTTATAACGATGCCACCAATGCTGTGAAGTTGTGTGATGCAGGAACCAACGGCTCCCTGCTCAAGGCTCTCTCGGCCATGCCGCTGGCAACGGTAACGGCAAGCAAACTTATGCTGTTCGTCTCTCCGGATAATGGCGTGACGATGTATCTGGTCTCGAGCGCCCTCATGGCGGCCCATACTCTGGCCGTGACGACGGCGACGGCGACTACATATTTCACCGACTTCTCAGAGGGCTCGCCGCTGCGGATCCCAGGCAGTTGGAGCATTTGGATTGCCTCCGGTGTAGCTCTCGCGGGCGGCATCGTATTCACGGGGCAGGTTGAGGATTTCTAGCATGCGTCCTCGTTACGTCAGCCGGCATGGCCTTCAATTTGCGCAAGATAAGCGGCTAATTGGGGTTGCACCCAAAGCGAAAAAAGCGCGTACGGTTGGCTCTTGGGACATCAGTGTTGCTGGCGCGAGACTGATTGCGATAACGGCGTCCAATGTTTTGAACGTCGTCCCTGGACGAGCAGCCTTATCGGCTGATGGCACATTTCTGTACTGGTGTGGCAGCAATTATCAAAACGACATGTACCGCGCTCGCTTGCGCACGCCGTTTGCTCTCTCTTCCGCAGACTTTACCCAATTTGAAACGATACCCGTCGCCTCACTAACAAATGTTGGCGGGTTCTCTTTCAGCCCTGATGGAAGATACTTCGTTGCAATGCGAGAAGGCGCCTCCACCAGCGGTTTCTTGTTTTCATACCGTCTCACGACCCCGTGGGACCTGAAGACTGCCGTTCTTATCAGCTCGCGAAACTATGGGAATACGGGCGTTACCGAGAGGTTCTTGGGCGTCATACAGAACGGTACGCGAGCTCTTGGCGACGACGGCCAGGTTGCTTCTACTCTAAGCCCAAATTGGCGGGATCTGGGTGCTGGAAGCAACGGCGGTCTGGATCTGGATAGAGTGTTCTTCGAAACCCCGGACGGAAGATATCGTTTCAGCTGCGGGAAGAGCAACGACAACGGGATTCGACGTGAACGTCTAACGACAAGGTACGGGCTAGATGTTGATGAAACTGTCAACGTATTCTTTGCGAATTACTCTAATCTTCTAACTTCGTTAACGATCAGCGGGAGCTTTTGCTTCTCTCTTGACGGGCGATTTCTGTATCTAGCTCTGAGTGACCGATCCGTTGCCCAAATCCGACTGAAGGGGTGATTATGGACTACCAACGCATCATCCTCTCCGGCCCGACCATAGACGGCGAGTCGGGCGTGCCAGACGCTCTTGTGGGGCTCTCGGATGAAAGCCTTGCAGACCTCTCCGCGGCCCTCGATCCGTGCCCTGCCGAGTACGTTGGTGTGGGGTACTGGCCGATCCAGCCAGCCGATCCGACGCCCGACGGCAAGGTGGCCATCGATCGCCATGTCGAGCTATTCGGCGGCCTGCCTCAATGGGTCGACGAGCTTGAAGACGCTCCACCGCCCACCGGCGACCAGATCAACGCTGAGCGCGATCGCCGCATCTCGGCAGGCGCAACGTTCGCCGTGCCAGGCTATGGCGACGTGCCGCTCACGGGGCGGGTGAGGGACCAGACGGTTCTTCTTGCTCTACTGGTCAAGGCGCAGGGCGCTAAGGCGGCCGGCATAACGGCCCCCGTCATGGTCATTCGCGATGGCGCGGACGCCAATCACATCCTGACGCCGGATCAGATGATCTCGCTGGTTTCCAGCGGAATGAACTGGATCGAGGCCACGATGCAGCGCTCGTGGGACATGAAGGATGGCGTTTCGCCTTTCGAGGACGGCCCTCCGCTCGACTTCACCGACGACGCCTACTGGCCGTAGCCGAAGGACATCCCCATGACCCGCATCATCGCCGTGGCCTTGTGCTGCCTGCCTCTCGTCGCCTGCGGTACGGCCGATTGGCTCTCCGAACGCCAGCGCGACCGGCAGTACGACACCAATCAGGGCGCTCTCGAATACATGAAGTCCAAGAAGGAAATTAAATGATCGGCACTTTCAAGATCGACAAGAGCTTCTTCGGGCACATTCTCGAAGCGCAGCTTATCGCCGTCGTTATGGCGGTCATTCTCAGCCCGTGGTTCGCCCTCTGGCCAGCCTACCTTCTCGGTGGCGCCCTCGGCGTTGCCTTCTACGTCGGCCGCGAAAAGCGCGACACGGAGACGGGGCTCGATCTCACATCCGGCTCGCCGAAGGCTTGGTATCTCATGTGGATCCGCTGGTCGAACCTGACCGACGTGGCCGGGCCGATCCTGGCCTACGCCGCCGTCTGGGCCGCCTACCTACTCGGCTAGCGACCCGGCTAGCCCCACCCGACACCATCACCCACCGCACTAACCCGCCCCACCAAGGCGGGTTTTTTGTTGCCCGCTGCCGACCAGCAGCCGGGCGCCACCACTCAAGGAGGAGGCCCGCGTGGTCGATCTTTCGTACAAACACGGCGTGACGCTCAACGAGAGCCCCGACACGCCGTCTCTTCTGCGCATCACCAATTTCGGTATCACGCAGTTCAACGGCACGGCCCCGAATGCCGATGCGGCCACCTATCCGCTGAACACGCCCACGCTCGTCACGTCCCTGTCGCAGGCGAATCTGCTCGGTGAAAGCTGGCTGAAGTCGGCGCTCGAGACCTACTTCGGCGAGGGCGGCTCGTATGCCGTTGTGAACCGTGTAGCGGTCGGCGCCAACGCACAGGAAACGCAGGCCAACCTGATCGGTGACGCCTCGGCCAAGACCGGCATCTACGCGGCTTTGCGCACCAAGGCTCTCCTTCGGGTTCAGCCGCGCGTCCTCGTTACCGAAGGCGATACCGGCTCCTATATCGAAGACGGCGTGGTCTCGATCACCGTCACGAACGGCGGCGCTGGCTACACCTCGGCTCCGACTGTCGGCATCTCCGGCTCTGGCGATGCTGCCGCAACGGCAGTCATTAACAAGCACAAGGTCGTCTCGATCGCGATCACCAATCCTGGTGATGACTACGCCACGGCCCCGACGATCGCCATCTCCGCGCCTCCGGCTGGCGGCGTGCAGGCGACTGCGACGTGCACCGTCACGGGTGGCGAGATCACCGCGATCTCGATCACGAACCAGGGCAGCGGCTACGTTACGCCTCCGACGGCGACTCTGAGCGGCGGTGGTGGCAGCGGTGCGATCCTGACGCCAGCGCTTGGCGGCCCGGTCACCGCGGTCAACGTCACTGAGCCCGGCGAGGACTATGGCTCGACGCCGACCATTTCCTTCTCTAGCGGCGGCGGCACTGGCGCGGCGGCTGTTGCGAACGTCGGCGACGTGGCGAACGCCTTCATCTCCGCGCTTGCGACCGTTGCCCCGCAGATCGCTGCGCGTGCCTATGTCGAAGGTCCGAACACGACGAACGCTGAGGCCGTCCGCTACCGCAACACGATCAATGGCGGCCGCGTCCTGATCATCGACCCGAAGACGCTCAAGAACGTCAACGGCGTCCCGGTGACCAAGCCTGTCGCCCCGGTCTTTGCTGGTGTCCGCGCTCGCGTTGTCGCATCGGCGGAGGGCGTGTCCGGCTCGGTCTCGAACAAGATCATCCGCACCATCGACGGTGTCGCACGGACGATCCAGTATCCGGCTGACTCGAACTACCTGAACGAGAACGCGGTCAACACGATCATCAACGAACGTGGCGGCTTCCGTACGTGGGGCTCGCGCCTTGCGACGGACAACCTCGTCTGGGCATTCGATTCGGTTCGTGCGACTGCCGACATGATCAACGAGGCGCTGGAAGACCTCTACTTCCAGTATGTCGACCGCAAGTTCACCGCAGCCAACCTCAAGATGATGATCGAGGACGGCAACGCCGCCCTCCGCGTCTTCGCGAAAAACGACGACATCCTTGGTGGCCGCGTCTGGCTCTCGGATCTGAACACCCCCACGCTCAATGCGCAGGGCAAAGTGTTCCTGAACGTCGAGTTCGAGCCGGTCGGCATCATGGAGCAGATCAACATCACAACGCATCGCAACATCAGCTACTACCTGGAGCTGCTGGATGGCGTGCGCGCGCAGATCGACAACGGCCCGCTCACGCTGGCTGCCTAAGCCCAATGGCACGGGGAGCCCGCTACCGGCTCCCCGCTTTTAAGGATTCCCTAAATGGCTACCCGCAATCTACCGCGGTTCCTTCTCAGGAACTGCACCCTTTGGGCTGACCGCGATTCCAAGCTGGGCCAGATCGGCGACATCACGCCGCCGGTCCCGCAGGAAAAGCTGGAGGAGATGCGCAACAGCGGCATGATCAAGCCGCGCGAGGTGAAACTGGGCTACGAGAAGCTGGAATTCAGCTTCAAGATGCCCGGCATGGACCCGCAGGTCCTCAAACTGTTCGGCCTCAAGCCTGGCGCTGAAAACCCGTTCATGATCACCGGCGCGCTGGTGGATGAGGACGGCGACGAGCACTCTGCCGTCATGACCATCCGCGGCTTTCTCAAGCAGGGCGACGCCGGCAGCTGGAAGCCTGGCGACCAGGCTGAGAACGACTATCAGGTGGCCGTCCACTACTACAAGCTCGAGATCGACGGCGACCCCATCATTGAGATGGACGACTTCGACGTGAAGATCGGCGGCGTCTCCCAGTACGCCGGCATTCAGCGTGCGATGCTTCTGTAGTCGCAACCACCACCGACACCACCGACACCTCAGGCTCGCCTCACGGCGGGCCTTTTCTTTTACCAGAGGAGAATTCCATGACGAAGACCGTCACGCTGTCCGCGCCCGTTGAGCACAACGGCACGACCTATCAGACGCTCACTTTCCGTGAAGCTACCGTCGGCGACATGATGGCCGCCGCGATGTTCAAGGACGACACGTCGCAGACGATGGCCGTGCTGGCGTCGATTTCCGAGGTTCCGCTGCCCGCCTTCAAGAAGATCAAGGTCCGCGACATCACGCGCATCATGGCCGAAGTCAGCGACCTTCTGGGAAACGACGCGGGGACGACTGGCGCCTAATCGCCTGCACCATCGCGGCGATAACCGGGCCGTCCCCGGACATCATCGAAGGGTGGCCTCCTGAGAAGGCTGTCCTCTACTTCGAAAAGGCCATTGAGGTGCGCAACCTCCTTGCTGGCCACCATGACGAGGGCGCATAATGGCCTCACTGAGTAGCGTCCTCAAACTTACTCTTCTGGATGGCGTGACGGGTCCGGCTCGCCGCATCCAGGGCGTCCTTTCTAACTTCCAGCGCCAGCAGACCTCCATGATGGCGCCAATGCGCGGCATTGGCGGCCAGTTGCTGGCTTTCGGCGCCGGCTACCTCGGCGTAACGAAGGGCATCTCCGGAACTGTCGGAGCCGCCATCGAATTCGAGTCCGCATTCGCCGATGTCCGTAAGGTCGTCGATGCTTCGGACGAGCAATTCCAGAATATGTCGCGGACCATCAAATCGATGTCCCGCGAACTGCCGATGACGTCGGTGGAGATCGCGCAGCTCTTTGCGGCCGCCGGCGAGTCTGGCGTGGCCACGACAGATCTGAAGGCCTTCGCCGAGATGGCGTCGCGGGTCGGTATCGCCTTCGACATGTCGGCCGGTGAGGCTGGCGAGAGCCTTGCGAAGCTCAAGACGCAGCTTGGCCTTTCGGTTGCTGAAACCGGCGACATGGCCGATGCGATCAACCACCTGTCGAATAATATGGCCAGCAAGGCCAAGGACATCACGGAGTACATGCTCCGGGTGGGCTCGCTCGCTGAGATGGGCGGCTTTGCCAAGGAAGAGATTGCGGCGATCGGCTCCGCGATGATTGCAGCTGGTGCGCAGGCCGAGACGGCCGGCACGGCAATGCAGAACGTCGTGAAGAAGATGTCGGCGGGGTCTTTTGCTAAAAAAGAGCAGCGGGATGCCGCCAAGGCGCTCGGCCTGGATCTCCCGACCATCGCCAAGCAGATGCAAAAGGACGCACCTGCCGCCCTCAAGACTGTCCTTAAGGCGCTTGCGAAGGCTCCGAAGGACCAGCAGATTGCGCTGCTCTCGCAGTTCTTCGGTGACGAGGCGAAGGCCTTCGCGCCGCTCATCGGCAATATCGGGCTGCTCGATCAGGCGCTCGATTCCGTCGCCAACAAGACGAACTATTCCGGCTCGGCTTTCCGTGAGTATGTGGCGAGAGCTGGCACCACGGCCAACGCCCTTCAGATTCTCAGGAATAAGATCGCCTATGTCTTTGAGGACATGGGCGCAGAATGGCTTCCCACCATCAAGGATGGCGTTGCCGCAATCGGCAGCGTGCTTGATACGCTCGGCTCTCGCGCCGGTATCTTTGACGAGATGAAGTATGGCCTGAAAGGGTTCATGCAGGGCCTCGGTTTTGATGGCGGTGTCAAGGAGGCAATCGAGAGCCTCGGCGATCTCCTATTCGGCAAGGTCGATGGAGAAGGATCGGCCGATCGGCTCGGACGGGTCTTCAAGCAATTTGAGGGCTACGGCGAGTCGATTCGCCAGATGAAAAAGGACTTTGAAGACAACCCGATCGTCAAATTCTTCTCTGACCTTTCGCCCTATTATCTGGACGTCCTGAAATGGACGATAGGCTTCGCACTGGTTGCTGGCGCTATACGCAAGCTCGCCGGGGCTCTCTGGCTATTGTCTGGGGCTTCGACAGTCTTTGGCGCGATCAAGGCCCTTGCAGGTATTGCAGGTGCGCTGGGTTTGGCTGGCGTCGATCTTCCGGACGGAGACGGAAAGAAAAAGCCGAAAGGCGGTAAGCCACCTGGGAAGTTTAAGGGAAGCGTGCCGTTCTCGCCATTGACCATGGGGCTGGCTGGGGTGACCGGATTCGCGGCCTTGATGGGGTGGGGGGCGGAAAACCTCAAGAACGACCCCGCCCGCCAAGAGCGCGACAACAAAAAGTCTGCGCAGAACATACAGGCCCTCAAGAGCCTCCTCGGCCTCGGCGGGAATGATAATTCCAGCCATCCGTATCGGGATGGTAACTATGACGACGGTGGGCGCGGTGCGTCCATGGACGCGTATCTCCGAACGCCGGAGACGAAGCCAGCCGCGACCACTGGGTCCCCCGTCAGGGTGGACCAGTTGCTCGCCGGCCTTCAGGGCAAGCCGATGTCGCTCGACGCCGGCACAATCGGACAACTACTTGGACCGACTAGGGGCGTATCGGATGTTCGGGTCACGAACAAAGAGCGGCCCAACATCACGGTGCATGCCCCTGTCACCATCACTAACATCTCGTCTCCGCAGGATGCAGTTGACGCGGCGGCGTCTCGCCTCGGTCAGCGGATTAAGGCTGAGATCGAGGCTGCGGACACTGACTGACGATGAGTGACGGCCCTGAGACGGGCCGTCACGACATTCGCAGCTGCCGCCTCGGTAGATTCAGCGTTTTGTAACCTCTACCATGGACGGTGCCTGACGGAGACACAGGGAGAGCATTGTGAGCGGGATCGTGCAGTTTGGGGAGGGGCGGCGACGCCAGCGACGCAAATTCGTCTCGCTGGTCGCGAAGGTGTCAGCCGTCGCATTTTGTGTGACAATTGTTGTGGGGGCCGGATGGAATCATCTCGCTTCAGCATGGCAATGGGCAACGACCGCTGGACCGGTAAATGCTTCCGAGGTCTCTGCCGTCGTCAACGATGCCACTATTCTGCAATTGAACCACAAGGCCAAGCCGCCGGAAAGGCGAGTCGTTGATGCGTTCCCGGCATGCACTGGTTCGAAGCGTGTAACCTGCGTCGTAGATGGCGACACCTTTTGGCTCGATGGTGAGAAGGTCCGCATAGCGGACATAGATACGCCAGAGATCGGCGAGGCAAAATGCTCAAGCGAGCGTGCCCTCGGGGAGAAAGCCAAGAAGCGGTTGCAAGTGTTGCTAAGCGCGGGGCCGTTTCAAATGCAAAGGCTGCCGGACAGGGACACCGACAAGTATGGACGCTCGCTTCGCATCCTGGTGCGCAATGCCGAGTCGATCGGCGACAGGCTCGTAGCTGAGGGCCTAGCCCGAACGTGGTCTGGCCGCCGCGAACCGTGGTGCAGCACCTAAAGTAAAGCCACTCACCAGTTCTTTTGTCCTGCCGACCCCCGTCGGCGGGCCGCACCCGTTTTGCGATAAGGCAGGAGCCCCCATGTCCGGACCTACCCCAATGATGCTGGGGTCGTTCGCCTTCGAGGCGATCGGCTTTGGCTTCAACGGCCTTCAGCGCCGCGTGCAGACACCATGGGCTGACATCGCCGTTGCGCAGACGCTCAACCAGCAGCAATGGACCGGCCCGACCTCGGAAGAGGTGACGATCAGCGGCGTGCTGTTCAACGAGGAGTTCGGCGGGCAGGACTCGCTGGACGGCATTATCGCCGCGGCAAACGCGGGCGTGCCGCTAATGCTCGTTTCAGGCAGCGAGTCGGCGGGCGTGATCCACGGCTCTTTCACCATCCAGGGTGTGTCGGAAGAACGTAGCTTCATCGATCACCGAGGGGCACCGCGAAAGAATTCCTATTCGATCACGCTGAAGCGGTACGGCGACACGGGCGGCGGCTCGTCGTTCTTCAAGCCGATTTTTGACCTGTTCGGGTAGGTGCAAATGCCAACGACTTACACGACCAAGCAGGGCGAGACGGTCGATCTCGCTTGCCGAGCCCACTATGGCCGCACGGCAGAGGTGACCGAGACCGTGCTGTCCGCCAATCCAGGGCTTGCGGCGCGCGGCCCTGTCCTTCCGATCGGCACCACCATCGTGATGCCCGACATAGCCAAGAAGACGACGGCTTCCAAGCTCGTCAGCCTGTGGGATTGATCAATGTCACGGCGACGGCCAGGAGCGGCATGAGCAGCAACGCTCCTGCAGCAACCGTCCTCGCAATCCTCATGCGGCGTGTGCGTTCCCCGGTCCAGTCATAACTCATCACAAGATCTCCCACCGACGCCAGAAAACAGCGTCGGTGCGTGACGGTCAACTACCCCCTTCGAGGTAGCATGAACCCCAAAGTCGAAATCACGGTCGACGGCAACCCTGTTGCCGGCGGCTTTTACGAGCGACTTGTCTCCATTTCGGTGACGGACAAGGAGGGGCTGGCGTCCGATACGTTCCAGATGGAGCTGAATGACGGGCCGCCGCAGTTTCTCGCCATCCCGCGCAAGGGCGCCATCGTTGATATCCGGATCGGCTACGGCGCCGCGCGCAGTCTTGGCACCTACGTTGTCGACAAAGTTGTCCCCAAATGCCTGCCGTACTCCATGTCGATCTCCGGCAAGTCTAGAGACATGCGCTCCGGCAAGCTGAAAGAGCGCAAGGAACGGCACTGGGACAACAAAAAGGTCAAGGACATTGTGTCCGATCTCGCTTCGGATGCCGGCCTTTCTGCCTCCGTGGACAGCGAGATCGGCGAGCACGAATATGAGTGGTTTGGCCAGCAGGACGAGACGCCAATTCACGTTCTCCGCCGCCTGGCCGAGCGCCACAACGGCCTGTTCAAGGTAAAAGACGGCAAGCTCGTCTTCTCGAAGCGAGGCTCAGGCAACGCCGCCTCCGGCTCGTTCATGGGCTCGGTTGTCGTCTCGCCGCCCAAGATCATCCCAGGCACCTGCACCTTCGAGGCGAACGACCGGACGAAATATCAGAAGGTCGTCTCGTATTACCAGGACAAGGACCAGGCCAAGCGTGTCGAGGTCGAGGCGGACAGCGATGCCGATGGCGATAGCGTCTATCGCATCGCCGAGCCCTATGCCGACGCGGCGGAGGCCGACAAGGCTGCTCAGTCGAAGGCGAAGGAACTGAAGCGCGGCGAGGGTGCGGCATCCGTTACCGTCATCGGTGACACTGCGATCGTCGCCGGCGCTCCACTGATCTTCGAGGGCGTGCGTCCTGGCTTGGATGGCGTGCCGTACATTATCGACACGGCCACGCACTCCTACTCCAAGGGCGAGGGCTATCGCACTGCCATCAGCGCCAAGCTCTACGACGGTTCGTCCGCGAAAAAGAAAAGCGGGGGTGGGACCGATGGCGCGGCGAACGACAACACGCCATCGCAGGACAAGGTCGCCGACAACGCTCCTGACGGCACGCCGGCAACGCCGACCGAGTGGACGAACACGCGTCGGTATGGGCGCACGGACGAGAATTAGAATTTCCTGAAAGGATTTATCATGGACCGTAGCAAGCTTTACGCTTCGCTGCGCACGTCGCTGTTCAAGGGCGGCGTGTCGCAGACTCAGGTAAACGGCATCGAGGGAATCCTCGACGCATTCGCCACCCATGGCGACGGCAAGCCGGACACGCTGGCCTATGCGCTCGCGACGGCCTACCACGAGACCGGCACCCGCATGGTTCCGGTGCGTGAGGGCTTTGCCTCCACGGACGCTGGCGCACGGGCCGCAGTCAACAAGCTCGCTGTCAAGCGCGGGCCGAAGAGCGCGGTGGCGAAATACTCGAAGCCGGCAGGACCGTACAACCACGTCTATTATGGGCGAGGCCAAGTGCAGATCACGTGGCTGGATAACTACGAGGAATCGAGCGCCGACACTGGTGTCGATCTTGTCAAGGATCCGGACAAGATGCTCGATCCCAGTATCTCCTCGCGCGTTCTCATCAAGGGGCTGCTCGACGGTCGCTGGAACGGCGCAAGGAAGGGGCTTCGCTTCTATCTCGATAAGGGCGACGTGACCGGCGCGCGCCGCACCGTGAATGTGCTGGACAAGGCTGAGACCATCGCGGGCTATCACGCGAAGTTCCTCGCCGCCGTGAGGGCTGCTGGCATGCCTGTCGTGGCCCCTGCCGCGCCGGCGCCGATCCCGGTTCCCCCTCCGGCCCCCGCACCGGCCGCTTCCGGCTGGTCGGCGCTGATCGCCATCCTCGTCGCATTCATCAAGGGGGGCAAGAAATGACCTCTGTAATCGCGCGCATCCTGCTCCGATATGCCGCGGCCGCGCTTGTGACGGCCGGTCTGCTGGATCCGGACATCGCCGGCCAGATTGGGGCGGATCCTGATCTCCTCGTCTTGGTCGGTACGGGCGTAGGCCTTGGCGTCGAAATGGCCTACGCGGCGGCCAAGAAGCTCGGCTGGGCAACGTGATCCTGCAATGGATTCTCAAACTGCTCGGGGGCGATCTTGCCTCCGCCTTTTCCAGGGCATGGGAAGCGAAACTCCGGGCAGACAACGACGCTGACCGTATCAAGGCCGAAGTCTCCATCAAGGCCATCGAGGCTCAGATGGCTGCACAGGTCGAGAACGCCGCCGTCGTGCGCGAGGGCATGCAGCACAAGGCGTTCTGGATTCCCTGGCTCATCGCGGCTGTGCCGTGCGCCGGCTGGTTCGGCTGGGGAATGATGGACTCCGCCTTTGGCGGCTCCTTGCCCAACGTTGCGGCGTTGCCGCCGCAACTTAAAGAATATGCGGACATCGTGTTCGCCAACATTTTCTATGTGGGTGGTGGTGTCGCCGGTGCCCAACTGATCGCGAAGGCGATAGGGGGCCGTAAATGACACCTGAACTTTGGGCGCAACTCGTCGGCGGTATCGGATTCTTCATCCTCGTATCCGGCACCCTCTGGGGTATCTGGTGGAGGATCGAGGGGAAGGTCGACAAGGCAAAGGCCGAAGCCTCTGCGGTTGCTTCTGCCGCCAATGCACTAGCCGCCCTGACGCGGCAGGAGCTTGCCGACCACCGGCTTCATACCGCTGAGACGTATGTTACGAAGGCGGGCATGCAAGAACAGACTTCGCAAATCCTACGTTCGATCGAGGGGGTGGGCAACCGCATCGATGGACTCAATGAACGCCTAGATAGGCTCTATGAAGCGCAGCCTCGAAGCCGCGCTGCGCGGGCATGACCCGCATAAGCCGATATACGCCTCTGCCCTTAGTCGGGCAGGGGCGTTTTTGCGTTTGGGCGCTAACGGACGCCCTCAATACTCACAACTAAGGACAAGCATTAACAGCCTGGCAAAGATCCCACTGTCGCCTCTCCTCAACCACGCTACAGCGCGATGCTCCTGTAATGTTTATAAACGCGAAAAGACCCGATAAGCGTGTCGTTTCGCTTATCGGGTCCAGGAGAGACTGCCGGTGATGGGGCAGCCCGGCAGTACACGCAGCATGTCACGAAAGCAGATTACCGCAAGTTTTTTGCTTGCACGCAAAAAGCAAGGTTTTAGCTCCCAAAGAGCAGGTATGGCGGAATGCCGATTGCCATAAGGCCAGCCGCAATCAGCGCTGCAGCAGCTAATAGCGTTTTGTCATTATCTCGGAGACGCTTCATACGTTGGTACATCGCGGGCCTCGCTCGGGTGAGAATCAGAAGCTCGAATTCCCAAAGATATCTTTTGTTCCACGTTCTAACCCGTTTGCGTCAAGCTCCGCCGTGCGCCCATACAAAAATAGCGGTAGCCGGTTCACACTGCAATCGCCGCGAGGATAAATGCGGCAGGAATGGCGAAAACCGAAATCGTCAGCGCTACGTGCGACGCAAGTTTTATCTTCCGCGCGCGGTCGGCGCGGGCAGGGTCCCATTCATAGACCATAGGTAACCTCCGAGGTGCTTCATGCATCGCTGGTTGCCGAATCCGCTAGAGCGTCCGGCGGTATGCCTTTCCATGCGAAACTTGCCTGAGGCTGGAGAAATTTCAAGCATCTGGCAGCGTCCTTTATGTAACCGAGACCCGGCATGGGGCACACCGCCGGGCCTCGACTACTTTCGGTGGGGGATAGTCTGAGGGCCGAAAGCTCCTCGATTATGCCTCACCCGTGATCTCTGAACATCTGTCTTCTTGGTCGCCACTCGCGCTGTAAGCCATCACTTCGGTGGACATTTCTAATCTACCCCCTCGAAAGGACATCTCATGAACGCGACGCTTCCGCTTGCGCTTCTGGAGCCTCTTACAGCTGTGCCTTCAACATCTCGCAGAAGACCAACGCCTTGAGCGCCATCGACGCGCTGACCGAGTACGGCGACCGCTTCGGCCCGCTCGAGCCTCACCGACGCGGCCGGAGCCGCCCTCGCGTCCTAGATTGAATCCCGGCAGGAAAAGGACCAGCGGCCGGCATGCGTGGTCGAGGATCGATCGCGGATGGAGGCAGCCTCAAAGATATCCGGGACGCTCGAATTCCTCAAGACAGCTTGCGAGCGCCTGGAGAATTCCGACCCAGCAACGGTAGCTAGGCGAGCTCATGGCGGTCCAGGCCGGCGTTTAAGGCGCTTGTGACATCATCCTCGAAATGCGCTTAAAGCAGCAGCGTTTTGACGCCTAATTGTCGAAGGTGAGGACTCGCTCGTCTATTCCTCGCTGACACGTAGCAAAGAAAACCCCGCGGCGAAGCGGGGTAAAGACAGTCGATGCACTCAGGGAAGCACGATTATGTCCCGCGTTCTAGGAAAGTCAATTTCGATTGAGATCATGAGCGCGCGTAGCATCGTCGGGCGACTGCCACGACCTCGTTGTAATGCCGCTGTCGATCGAACTGGCCTGCCTCGAAGGTCGAGAAGAGGTACTTGGCGAAACCTTTTTTCGCCTGCTCGGTTCGACGAAACCAATTCTGAGAAGTGATTTCGTCGTAGACCGTCTTGAGTTCGGTTAGTTCGCCCGGTTCGTAGGCCTGGCTGCGTAGGGAGACATTCATTTGGTCCCTCCTTTTTTTGAGCAAGTCCCTTCGAAATCGAGCGATGGTGCCTGTTTCGCTTCCTCGCGTGCACACAACCATACGCCATTTATGAGGGAAGTCGACTCATACGCTCGTGAGGCGCGAACATCATGACGTGCTTATATCGTTTCGTCCTTGCCATTATGGCTGCGGCCAGAGAAACCTTGCTTGCTTTGAGCGCATCGGAGCCCTTTGACAGGAAAAGAAAAACCCCGCCTGAGCGGGGTTGAGAAGACTTCCATTAGGTGCGCGTGGAAATATGCGGCCAACGACCGGCTCTGTCAATTTTCCGACTCGCCATCGGCCAACGTATCAGCGTCGAGAGAGCGCCTTCCGAGCCGCAACTCTTTCAGCCGTCTGCTCTTGGCCTCGCGCGCGGCTCTCTCGTTTTCAGCTTGCTCCCGGGCGACGCGAGCGCTTTCGTCAAGGTTGCCCCATAGCGAAACGTTCGGCTTTCTGGACCTTTGTTCATTCATCTGCAGCATCCTTCCGGCCAGCACCGCCATTTGGCTCGACAGAGACGTCGGGATACGCCTCAGCATTCTTCCAACCGAGACGCATTCGTTGACCTTCAAGCCAATTCAAGGCGTGTTGCTGAATGTCGAATTCTTTACGTATCTCAGTGCCGTCCTCGATCAGGACAACCACCCACTGGTCGCCGTCTTTGATAACGTCAGCGGTGGGTTTTGCCATTGTCGCGCCCTTTGGGGTGGGGCGAAAGCTCTTAAGCAAACGGCCATGGCAGCCCTTTGCTCTATGCCACTGCTGAGTAAACATAGCAGGAGCTTGCACAAAAAAAATACAGGTTTTGAGAGGGTACGCTAGCGTACAAAGCCTGTCATCGGGGAGACCGCACAGTCGTTGCTTCCTGGCTGTCTCCCCGGCGGTCGGCGACAGGAGTACGCTTTCCGCCCTACCTAACAGACAGCTTGACCGCGTGTTCCGCCGCCGCCGATATTCTTATTCCGATATCTCGTATACTTCCGCCATGTCGGCCTTGTCCCTAAGCCCCTTATAAGAGGCATGTCGCAGCTTTGCGTCCCCGGTCCAGGCTCGAAACTCTATCTCCGCGACGAGTTCCGGACGAATCCATACGACGTTCTTGCGCTTCTTACCGGTGTCTATGGGCGGCAGCGTGACGGCTATGGTGTCCATTCGCTTTCGAAGCGCAGTCGCGGACGCCGAGGAAAATCCCGTTCCCACCCCGCCGACATAAACGAGCCCGTCGCCCTGTCGAGCTGCCACCAGCAGCCGACCGATGCCGCCGAACCCGTCGGCCGAGCGCTCGTAGCCGACGATGGCGAACCCCTCCGACTCCACGCACTTGATTTTGAGCCATTCGCCGTTCCGGCCGCTGCGATAAGGCTTTGTCCGATCCTTCGCGATGATGCCCTCAAGTCCATGTTCGCAGGCCGTTCGAAAGATGGCGGCTCCATCGCCTTCGATCTCCTGAGAAAGACGGATCGAGCCGTCTGCTTCTTCTGGCACCAGATCCTCCAGCAAGCGCCGTCTGTCATCCTGATCCATGCGCGTGATGTCGTGCCCGTCGAAATAAAGCAGGTCAAAGGCGAAGAGGATTGCGCTCTGCGCCGTCTTTTTGCCGCCACGCCCGCCAAGCGCTTGCTGCAAGCCATTGAAGTCCGATCGGCCAATCTCGTCGAGGACGACAGCTTCCCCATCCAGGATTGCCGTGCTGACTGGCAGCGCCGCCGCCGCCTCGGCGATCGCTGGGAACCGCTCTGTCCAGTCGTGCCCGCCGCGCGTGAGGATCCTCACCTTGCCATGCTCAAGATGAACGGCCAATCGATACCCATCCCATTTGATTTCAAATAGCCAGTTCGGCCCCGATGGAGCCTTTGACACCAGCTTCGCCAAGCACGGCTCGATGCGGGCCGGTATAGGGTCGAAGGGGAGTTGTGGTTGATCTGGATTACGCGGGCGGCGACGTTGCCCGCGCAGGGTTGCATCATCGTCTTGGAGGAGCGGAGTGGGGCGTGTTGTCTTCGACGGGCGCTTAACCATGCCCCCGAGTTCATCACGCAATACTTAATAAGGGGTGTCAGGCTACGAAATCGCGAAGAACCGATGCGGCCACAACCAGAACCAGGATCGCAAATAAAGATAAGAGAGCAACGCTGATCGTAATGGCAACGCGGCGGCCACGGTGCACGCCGGCCTTACCCATAGATTGACCTCCGTGCAGGTTCGTCCACGTGATCAGGGTGTTCGGCATATGCGAGCGCCTGATTATCGACGACATCACGCATCGCGGCGTATGCCACTTCTGGCGTCCATCCGGCCTGGACGATAGCGTCGATGAATTCGCGGACAGGCAGATCGATCGCGAATTCGCACTCGATTTGCGCGTCTACGTCGCTCATGGGCTTGCGGGGTGAGGTAATCAGGGTGTTCATCGCGTCCTCCTAAATTGCGTTTTTCAAACGGTGGATAACGTCAACTGTTCCACGCCCTTATCGGCCGCGCCAAGTCAGCTCGACAAGGGAGTGCTAATAACGCCTTCGAGGACGCAAATCCAAAGCCGCGCTATTCGGTAAAGCGCGGATGCTCGCAGTAATGCGCCGGGCCGTAGCGACCGTCAGTTCGATGTGCCATCCGGCGTGACAGTCTGGCTTTCACCACCGGTGCCTGATTCCGGCGTGGGGTCCCGATCCGTGGGAACTGTCTGAGTTTCGCCCGGAACCGAGTTATCGATTGTGTCTTGTGTCGGTTCACCGGAGGTCGTCGTCGTTCGCTCCATGCGGTCTGGCGTAGGATCGATGTAATTGCCCCAAAGCTCAACCGCGGCCCATACAACGACGACCAGCGCCAAGCTGGTGCCGAGAACTGCCAACACGGGAAAGCCTTTCCCGCCTTGACGTGCTTCAACCGCTGAAAAATCCTTTCGGGCGGGATCATGGGTACGTGAGATTGGATCTCCGCGTTCGTCTTTCTGGTGGCTCATCTGTGCAGCTCCTTTGTGGCGTATTCCCGAACCATCATTCGCGTGGAAACGTCCCCGAGACGGGCAGCGCGAGAACCACGACGCCTTACTTTTGCCGATCCTCATCTTTCTGGAAGGCGTCCTTCACGCCTTTCTCCGCCTTCTTCACAAGTTCGTCCCGGTTCTTATCCGCGTCGTCACCGGTGCGTGCCGCGTCACTGGTCTTGTCTGCTTTCTTCTCAGTCATTGTTACCTCCATTCAGGTACTGCCCGAACAAAGCTGAGGCCTCCGTTGTTCCGACTGAAATATCGTGGGCTCCCCCGGCTTTCATCCGGTTACGCTGACTGAGTTTCATCAATGTGCAATTCTCGTTGGGACACACAAAGAGGCCGCCTTAGTTTTGCTGAGGCGGCCTCGAATTCGCGGTCAACTGGTTGGGGACCATGACAGAGTGCAGACTGCTTGACCGCAATGTGTGAACGGCACCACTGCCCTTAGGTTCCAGCGAGTGCTTTTTTTCCGATCGTTTTACTAAGACGAGAACCGGGCTCTCTTGCGATCCAAAGCGATTTTGATGTCGCGGATTTGGTCGGCAGCCTCAAGCAGGAGAGTTTTGAATTCTTCATCCGTCAGCTGGCAGACCATTCCAGTTGAGGTGATAATGTCGATCGCGACATCAGAGTCGGCGGCTGCCTCAACATTACCCAGGGCTTCGCCACCTTCTTGGATGGTGATGTAAGCTCGGGTCAACAGCAGTAGCTTCTCGGAGTCGGAGAGTCGTCCAGCGATGTTAGCGGCATGCACCAATTCTGCGACGACGTCGGAAATTGCCTTCAAGCGAGTTGGCCTTCGAGAGAAGAAAATGCCCCGCGCGGGGCGGGGCGAGTGCTGAACTGAAAGTGGATTGGCCAACTCTCAACGCGGCGCCTCAACAATTGTTCCCTATAAAGAGTTCACGATCGGCGCCGGCTGGGCGGTGAAGCGGGAGCTGTTGACCTCTCGGCTTACGCGATGCATCCGCACATCAGCGTCGATGTTCCGACCAAGCAGCATCCCCTTCAGGTTCTCGACGGGCGTAGCGGGATTCAGCCACGCGTCGAATGCCCCTGGATCGAGAATGACAGGCATGCGGTCGTGGATCTGGCTGATGGGAGCGACGGCCGGTGCTGTCACAATCGTGCAGCTCGTGACGTCGAGCTTGCTGTTGTGCGCCCAGAGGCCTGCAAAAGCGTAGGGTGCGCCGCCGGGCAATTGGATGAGCCACGGATCCTTCCCACCATCGTCGGCTTTGGTCCATTCATAGAAGCCGTCAGCCGGGACAAGACAGCGCCGGGTCTTAAAGGCATCCCGGAACGCCGGGGAGGTATCGACGGTCTCAATTCGAGCGTTGAACATTGCCGCCTTCGGCATTTCCTTCGCCCAGTGCGGCACAAGCCACCACCGGCCATCCTCAACGATTTGTTCGCCGCTCTCGTCCAGGCGAATAAATGGCACCGTTTGCGTCGGCGCGATGTTGTATCGGGCCTCAGTGTTTCGGCTTTTAATGTTGTCGGTCAGCCGATAGAGCGCCACCAACTCCCGCCAGGACAGCATTTGCGTGAAACGGCCGCACATACTTGCTCACCCTCTCAGCTTTCGCATCATCGCGTCGGCCATTTCGTTGCACCCCAAGGACAGGATGTGATGGTCCGCCAAGGAAGCGATGGCCACGCAAGCCTCGCCCTCATCCCATCCTGCCTTCAACGCCTTCCAGACCAACGCCTGGAATTCGACCTCTAACTCTTCTTCGCATTGGAGGAAACGGTCCTCCGCTTGTTCCGTCGGTCGGGGTCCAAGAATTGCCATCCGCGAAGGATAGGGCGGTACTGTCAGCTCGACAAGGAACCATTTGCGGTAGGCTTCCCCGGCTCCTTGTATGGGTAATGCTCCCAGCACCACCAATGCATAGGCATTGATTTCGAGGACGCAAATCCGAAGCCGCCCCAT